TTGTTCGCTCAATTCATGGGTCTTACCGTCTTCGATAGACTCTATACCGAGGGTAATGACCGTCTAAAAGAACTGTTAGTAATGATTAAGACCTATCGTAACGATGACTATACGAGTAAAATTCTAGAGTATCAGAACTTCTTGGAACAAGCCGAATTATTGTATGAATCGGAACAATTGTCGTTGGTTGAGGTAGGCAAGAGACGTGATTTGATTCAACAATCCGTCCTCGAAACGACCAAGAAACTCATTAAGATTGATGGTGATATTCCAATGTTGGGATACAGCCAAATGATGTTACAGAAGGCCGAACTCGTTTTTAACGATTCAAAGAAGGACATTTCTAATAGGGAGTTAGGCATTGAAATTGTATCTGCGCAACTAGTACAAGTCGAATCGGAGATAGCCAACCTCGAATCAAAGGACGTTTCCGAACTGTCGGCTCAGTTTAGAATGCTTCAATTAGACCAAAAAAACATAAACGATAAACGTGAACAATTGAAGACAAGTTACCTACGAGATGTGAAAATTTTTGATAGGGCGAGAGATATCGATTACAATCCTGACTGCGAATTTTGCGTAAAACACGCTGGGTCAATTGCGCAGGATGCCAAAGATGCAAAGGAAAGAATGGAAAAAATTCAAGTAGATGCATCTGAAATTAAGACCAAATTGGATGAAATTGAGTCTAAAATAGAGAGCTCCCGATGGGCGTTTGATGCTAATTTGACACTGTTGGGATTATTATCTAAACGAAATACGTTGAAGGATAATAGAATAAAATTGACTGATGGAGTCAATTCATTGAGAAGAAATTTGTCTAAATTAGAAGACGAAGTAAAAAAACATAATCAGAATATTGAACTCTATAACAAGAACATAGAGTCAATGACGTTTAATGATGATGTCAAAAAACAGATTGTAGAATATGAAAAAGAATTGGTTCAAGTTGAATATTCATATAAAACCAAGACTAAAACGTTAATGGATATTAATAGTAAAATGTCCGTATGTAAGAATCAAATAAATGATATAAATAATACTATTTCAAAGATTAAACTCGTCGAAGAAGAACACAAACTTTATGAAATCTACTGCCAAGCGGTTAGCCGTGATGGAATTCCATTTGAAGTGATTACTGCCACAGTTCCAGAGATTCAGAATGAAGTTAACAGTATCTTGAGTCAGATTAGTGAGTTTACTGCTTTATTTGAGACTGACGGTAAGAACATCATACCTTACATAGTTTATGATGACGGGCAGTGGTTAATGAGTTTGACGAGTGGATTTGAGAAGTTCGCCTTGTCTCTGGCTATCCGTGTGGCGTTGATTAACATATCAAACCTACCAAGACCGAACTTCCTTATCATAGACGAGGGGTTCGGGGTTCTAGACGCGGAGAATATGACCCAAATGAGTTCGTTATTTGGATACTTAAAGAGCCATTTTGACTTTATTATGATAGTGTCTCACCTTGAGGCTCTAAGGGATGTGGTTGACAATCATATAGAAATAACCAAAGATAACGGATTTTCCAAGGTCAATTTCACGTAATATGCCTATTTATAGGCATGGCATTAAACCTATTGGACAGTTTTGGCGCAAAAGGCGTATCATATGGATTATATACGGCGCACGCCGATGTAATTGATACGGAGTATCTTTCACGATACTTCGTAGTATCCGAATTCAATCCAACGTTCGCCGCTGGTAAAAATTCGTTTGCGGCGAACGGTTCTTCGTTTTTAGTTAATGGTGGAGAAATTTTGATAGAATGTCTGGATTCCACCGGAAAGAATCTTTTCATAGAAATGGCCACGTATTCGGATGTGACCAACGCAGCCGCTTATAAAGAAGCTACTTCACACGTTTTCTCCATTCACGTATATAATGATACGGCAGACGGTGTAGGCAAAGTAATTCTATACGGAACTCTCGTTGATGGTAGGTCTGTTAAGTGGATACAAAACATAACCATTAATAAAGCTCTAAAAAATCACTCAAGAGCTAGATTTTATCAATCCCCAATCATAGAGGTAGATTCGGCTGAAATACCGATTCTTAGTTCTGTGGTTTCATCCGGACTCGTAAGTAATGAGAACTTTACAGGAACTATCAACGGTTTAGCGATAAATCCTACATCGAATGTAAATTTTACAAATGTGAATAAAGCTACAACCGATGTAGATTATAGATTAACTCTAATTACTCCTATAGTGACAAACGGGACTCCTGACTATAATGCCTTCAATTCTCAAATGGTCGGCGCAACTGTACATCTTAACATAAATACTATAAAGTCTCCGATATCACACGCCGATATCGCAGTGTCTCAGACCGCATCATATGTAATCAAGAATGTCATAAGTAATAATACTATTCAAATTGATATGCCGTATTATTATACGGATTCATTCGGAAATAATTCCGTTACTAATATTACAAATGCAAATTTTTCTATACAGTATCCATTCATAAATTATAACAATGCTACATCTAGCTATCAAACAACTACAATCGGTGGAGTAACTTATATAGTAAAACAGTCATACGCCGATATAACTTATAGAAATATCAGAACATTTTCCGGATATGTGGCCCGTCATAAAATATATAGAAGGAGTTTATTATCTGGAGCCGACTTCACAGTCATATCAGATGAACCAATATCCACAAACCAAATACTACTAGATGCGTTGTCTCAAAATAAATTTTATGAGATATTAGGTAAATTTTATAATAGTCAACATATAGCTCGATACTGGTTCACCAGTTCCAATAATTTGTCATTGGTGCATTCTCCTAGTTATGCCGTAGATAGTATGTATATGTCGGCGTCAATTCCTCCGACAGGCAAAGACTATTTCATGGTAAAAAACGATTCGGTGGCAACTAATAGAGATGCTAATTATGTTCCATTCGACGTCAATCAATTTTTATCAGAATCCGGCTCTGCATATGATTCGAATTTCATGTTCATGAAAGCTAACGTTCAATATGCAATTGATATTTCCGCAGTAATAAATAAAAATCCAGCCGAGACAAATGCTAATCTGACATTTTATTTTACAAGTTCGGTACCGGCAGCCTCCAAAGACCCGGCGTATACAACTCAATATGGAATAAAAATTGCAGAATTACAAGCCAATCAAAGCAGTTCTATTGTAGATTTTACTGATGTTTACACGTTCTATACACCGAAGTCAGATTTGTATGGTACGTTGGTGGTAGTCCCTACATTGTGTAATGCATATATTAAAAATATCTCATTTAGTGTGTTCGGAGACGATGGATTTTCTCCTGATGTATATACCACTAGAATCCCTTGGCCCGTTAGTGTAGCTAACGAATGTTTTCAAATTAGAGCAGAATTATTTGACGTAAATAATAATTTAATTTATTCGGATTTAAATGCATTACAAAATTTTGACCCGTCGGGTAGTACATTAATACCGTATATTCCCGGTGGAGGAAGTTATCAAGATTTACATGTGTCGGGAAGTTTATATGTGTCGCAAAGCGCAATAATCCAATTTGGAGATTTATACATACCAAATATAATAGCCAGACCAGGAATTCCAGATATAAGTCAAAGTAGAATGTTATCTATCAGAGCTGACGGAGCTATAGTATTCGACCCAATAGTTGATATTACATCGGATAGTTCATATTTATATTTATCTTTAGGAGATGGAACTGATAGATTGTCCACCACGGTCACAACTAAAAAATCATTGGCATCGGAATATGATTCATTGGCCGGAAGAAAAATATATTGGGTTGCGGGAGTTAAACAAATAGAGACTAGTCCGTAACTATCTTATTATAAATACAATAATACTATTTCGTACACTATATAATACAAAGGAATAATTTATGGCTAGAAGACGTTGGAATATAGAAACTATTAAACAAGTTGTTGATGGAGAAAATCCATTCATTCAAGTGGGGTATACCCCGGAATCTAATCAAAAACGAAAAGAAGGCGATGTATGGAAAGATTCTAAAGGTAAAAAGTGGACTAAAAAGAATGGTAGAAAAGAGCCAATGAGTTCTACTGATACTCCTATGATTGATGCTATTAATACAGCATCGAAATGTTCGGATTGTGGTATGAACGTTAGAGTCTTTGGAAATAAATTAGATAAAAAAGTATTTCCTAGAACTAGTAAATGTTATGATTGTTTAGAAAAAGAAGAGATGGTGTATCGTCTTACAGGAAAATGGGACAATTATGAAAAGATGAAACTCCTTAAAAATAGACGTGGGGTATTAAAAGATTTTAGAGAAAAAGTTTTAGAAGCGATTCATTTTCTACAAAATGAAACTGGAAAAATAAAAGAATCGTTGCCTGATGGTACTGAGATAACATTTTCAGGAACATCAAATCCTCAGTGGTTGCCTGATGCTGAATTGGATTTGGTTAAGGTTGATGTCGAATTAAAGACTATAACCGAAGAGATAGATGAATTTGAATTGTCATTGAAGAAATAATATGTCGACCCAACCGAAATTAAATTTAAGAGATGTAATACGTGAAGAAACTAAAAAATGCATGGAAGACCCGATATATTTCATGCGAAAGTATGTTAAAATTCAACATCCAAATAAGGGAACTATACCCTTTAATTTATTTCCATTTCAAGAGGACGCACTTCAACATTTTCATGATGATAGATTCCTTTTAATTTTAAAATCTCGTCAATTGGGTATTACTACATTAGTGGCCGCATATTCTTTATGGTTGTCGATTTTTAATAGTGATAAGAGCGTTCTTATTATTTCCATCAAACAAGAAGTTTCAAAGGAAATTGTAACTAAAGTTCGTTTTGCCAATGAACACTTACCATCGTGGTTGAAGGTAAAAGAAACTACTAACAATCATATGTCTCTTAGGTTTGAAAATGGTTCGCAGGTGGCTGCTACTTCATCATCCAGAGACGCCGGCCGTTCTAAGGCGTTGAGTCTTTTGATTATCGACGAAGCGGCATTCATCGACGAAGCAGAAGATATTTGGACTTCGTGTTATAATACCCTTTCGACTGGTGGTAGAGCCATTGTTCTTTCTACTCCTAACGGTGTTGGTAATTGGTTCCATAAGATGTGGGTAAATGCCGAGAAGAAGAAGAACGATTTTACGACATTGAAACTTCCTTGGCAATTACATCCTGAACGTAATCAACATTGGAGAGATGAGCAGACGAAACAATTAGGCGTAAAGGGAGCCAATCAGGAGTGTGACTGCGATTTCTTGTCATCAGGAACTAACGTTGTAGATTTGATGATTCTTAAAGAATATGAAGAAAATCCAGAAATGATTTTTGACAGGATAGAGGCATACCGAGGCGAAGAATGGTGGATATTTAAACAACCGGAAGACGGCCATAGTTATATTACTTGCGCAGACCCTGCTCGTGGTGATGGTTTAGATTACTCCGCAGCTCATATCATCGATGTAGATACTTTGGAACAGGTTGCCGAATATCACGGCCAACTATCAATGAAAGACTTCGGCAATGAACTTGTAATTATGTCCACAAAATACAACGATGCCTTGTTGATTGTAGAATATAACGGACTCGGGCCAGCAGTATTACAACAAATCATCGACCGTGAGTATAAAAACACATTTTATAGTAGTTTGGATTTGAAAATCATTGAAGTCCACAGACAACTTACCAATCGATTCAACGCAGAAGACAAAAAGTTGAAACCAGGATTTACAACCACCATCAGTACAAGGCCGGTTATTATTTCAAAGATGGAGGCATATTTTAGAGAAAGGTCGGTTATTATTCATTCATCAAGATTAATCGAAGAATTAAAGACATTTATTTGGGATAATGGTAAGGCCCAAGCAGCTGAGAATTATAATGATGATTTGGTAATGTCATTCGCTATCGGGCTTTGGGTTAGAGATACCGCACTAAGACTGCGTTCAGATGGTATTCTCTTGACTAAAACTATGTTAGATAAAATACACGTTAGTCAAAACAATACCGCAACTCCAGTCTATAAAGCTGGTATGCAATCGACTGGTAGGGATTACTGGCAAATGAAAACAGGAGGTAAACCGGGAGATGTTACGTCTTTAACGTGGCTTTTACGATAATCTATGTGTATTTATTACACAACACAACACACACATTGAAAGGATATTAATATGGCAAACGGACCAATACGACCAGAAGTTAACGTAGATAACGATGAGATTGATGTAAAACAAAAATCGTTGTTCGCTCGTCTAAAAAAATTATTTTCTGCAGGTGTAGTAGTAAGAAACGTCGGTGGCAAGAAACTTAAAGTTAAAGATACCAGCGATTTGATGTATGCGACGGATAGAAACAGTCTACGTGACCGTTTTAATAGAGTTCGTTCTACCTCATATAACGCTTATACTAGAGATTTTTCATTAGCATATCAAGCAGCCCGTATCGATTTATTTAGAGATTATGATACGATGGATATGGACCCTATCTTGGCGTCTGCGTTGGATATCTACGCAGATGAATCTACAACTCCGAATGAATTAGGTAAAATTTTAGTGGTAAATGCTGACGATGCTAATATAAAAGGTATTCTAGAAAACTTATTTTATGATATTTTAAATATCGAACATAATATTTGGTCTTGGACTAGAAATTTATGTAAATATGGCGATTTCTACATGAGACTTTATGTATCACCTGAATATGGAGTTTACCAAATTGAACCGATTTCCGCTTACAATGTTGAACGTCTTGAAAACACAGACCCACTCAACAAGAACTATGTTAAGTTCCAAATCCGTCCTACCGATACATCCCAAGTAGAAACTTTAGAATTTTTCGAATGTGCGCATTTTAGATTGTTATCTGATTCAAATTTCTTACCATATGGTAAGGCAATGGTAGAAGGCGCACGTAGAGTTTGGAAACAGCTGTCATTGATGGAAGATGCTATGTTAATCCATCGTATTATGAGAGCTCCTGAAAAGCGTATCTTTAAGTTGGATGTTGGTAATATTCCACCACAAGATGTTGATAGTTTCATGGAAAAGGCCATCAGTAAGATGAAGAAGGTTCCTTATCTCGACCCACAAACCGGCGACTACAATCTTAGATTTAATCTTCAAAACATGGTAGAAGATTTTTATCTTCCTGTTCGTGGTAGTGATAGTGGTACATCCATTGATACGTTATCAGGCATGGAATTTACAGGTATTGACGATATCGAATACCTTCGTAATAAGTTAATGTCTGCCCTTAAAATTCCTAAGGCATTCTTAGGATATGAAGAAGAATTATCAGGTAAGGCTACATTAGCATCAGAAGATGTTCGTTTCGCTAGAACGATTGGACGTATTCAACGATGCCTCATATCTGAATTAGAGAAAATTGCCATAGTCCATTTATATTCTCAAGGATATAGAGACGAGACGTTGGTCAATTTTAAATTAGAACTTACCAATCCATCTACTATCTTTGAAAAAGAAAAGATTGAAGTTTGGGGCAATAAGACTGAGTTGGCCAAGAACATGATGGAAAATAAATTATTTTCAAAAGCCTGGATTTACAAAAACGTATTCAATCTTTCAAAAAATGACTCGGATGAATTACTAGACCAAATTGTCGAAGATTCTAAACAAATGTGGAGATTTAAATCAATTGAAGAAGAAGGTAATGACCCGGCAAAGCCATTTCAAAAGATTAATCCTCAGGCCGCTGGTGGAGAAGGTGGCGGCGGCATGGGTGGTGACATGGGCGGCCCTCCAATGGATTTGGGCGGTGGTGGTCCCGGAGAAGAGTTGCCTGATTTAGGCGGCGGCCTTCCTCCATTACAAGAAGCTAGGGTCAAAGGCAAGGTAAATAACTTCAAATGGAATCAGATGAAAAAATCTGAAATGAATGGTAGTGGAAGCATGGATGAAGTACAAGGAGAACATGCGGATGACTATGAAAGACCGTCTCAAGCAGGCGAACACGATGCAAGAGAACAACACCCATTTGGAGAAGACCCGTTGGGAAATTTAGAAAATAACAGGTCCGCTAGAAAAGGACACGACTCTTTGACTCCTAAATGGAGTAAAAATTCACCATTAAGTCTAGAAACGCTAGAACGAGGTAGTTTATTACAAAGTCTAGGGTCTTATTTGAAGTCAAAATCGGAAAAGAAAGAGTTAATAAAAGAGTCAAAAGAGTCGGGTAATAAATCCCTTCTCGATGAAAGTAACATAATTGCAGAATAATGAAATAATACATTTTCACGTATTATGTATATATTTATAAATTATGTGGAAGAGTTGAACATATGCTTAAAAAATTACGCCATTCAAAGTTTAAAAACACCGGTATTTTGTTTGAATTATTAACACGACAATTGACTGCGGACATCATGGCCGGAAAAGAAGGTTCCGATGCCAAGGATTTACTCTTCAAGTATTTCAAAGAAAATACGGAATTGGGTAGGGAATGGAGACTATATAATTTTCTTTTATCGGAAAAAAAGCGTGACAATTCGGACGCGGATAGATTTTTATCAGTCATCGTCGAACAACGTAAAAAACTTAGTACATCTAAGTTGACCAAAGAAAAATACGAACTAATTAAAGAAATTAAAGAACTCTATCCAATAGACGATTTCCTAAAATCTAGTATCAAGGATTATAGAAGTTTAGCTTCCATATTTAAACTTTTTGAAGATGCGTCGTCTAAAGACCTTAAATTTGACGTCCAAGAAATTTATCAGGCAAAAACCTGCATCATAGAGAACATTGTTAATAAACCTAAGAAGGCCAATGAGGATGATGATATTCTAAGTTTCTATGCCCAACAGAACGAAGACGTCCGTCTTTTATCATATCGTATTTTAGTCGAAGGAATGAATAAGAAATATAAAGACTTGGATGATAATCAGAAGAACGTTCTACGTGAATATATAAATAATATTTCTAATACCAATTCTCTCGGAACATTTATCGTATCACAAGTCGATAATGTAAAACGACAGTTGGGGGTGTTATCATCTAAAATCAATGATAACGATGTGATTCAAATTAAAATCAATGAAGTAATTCGTCAGTTGGATAAAATAAAACCACAATCAAATAAAATTGTAAAAGACAATCAAGTAATGGTAGTGTTACTTTCATATGAATTGTTAAAAGAAATCAATAATCAAGTCGAAAATAAAAAATGAAAAAATCATCTCTTAAATCGTTAATACGACACATCATTAAAGAATCGACTGGAAAACTAGGCGAAGGTCAACCTATTGGTGGAGTAAAAAATGACCACGACTTTGATGCTGGAAGACAGAATGTAATGAAAGCAGTCAATGTTGGCGAATCCACAGGTAACAATGGATGTAATTGTGGCAGTGGATTACATAGTCAGTGGGTTAATGATGCGCAGGGAATACCATTATGTAAAGTTTGTTCTAAGTGTAAGACTCAGAAACTTTCCAGATATCGTCCTGAAATTCTTAGAGGATATGACCAATCCGATGTAGATGAACCAATTGAACCGGAAAATGAAGCTATAGGAATGGATGGCAAATATAATGACGATATGGAAAGCGGCGTAGCAGTAAAGAAATTACACGGATTAGATGAAGCCGACGAAGAATCTAAAGAATCCGTTAAAATGAATTCTTTAAAATCATATCATGACGTCGGGGTAAAATGTGGAGCTGCACAGAAGAATCGAGATACTGGATTAGTTTCTCATTTTTTAAATTGGTTTAATAAAGCTATAATATTAGAAAAAGATGGGCAATATGCTTTACAGGCCAGACGTGAATTTAATATCGGATATAAAGAAGGAACCGGTTCTCCAAGACCACAATATTTTAAAGAGACGGAAACCGAAAATGATATAAATGAAGAAACAGGTACAGGCGCAGTAGGTGGATATTCTACCCCATTTGCGTTTAGTAAAAAGAAGGGTGGTAGTAAAAGGGCAATGGACGTGACTACTAAGATGGGATACAAAAAAGTAAAAGATATAGATTAATATGAGCAGAATTAAACTAAGAACACTAATAAATTTGACCGAGCAGGCGCCGCAACCTCCTATGGAAGACCCGGCCGGCCCAGCAGGTTCCCCAGCTATGCCACCACAAGGAATGAATGCAGGTGGGCCAGACCAAGAGACACCGGAACCGGCTGCTGCTCCTGATACATCACCTGAACCGGAAGACCCAGGAGAATATGATTTCACCAGAGATTTTAGAGCTTTTGAAGATAAGAAAAATAAGGCCGAATCTGATGCTAAGAAGGTTTTGTTAGAAAAGATGAACAAAAGACTTTTAGGTAAGACTATTGTCGCCAATGCATCCCGTGGTTATGGTCAACCAAAGACCGATTATACTATAAAAAGTGTAAAGAAGATTAGCGTGGAATTTTGGTATAAAGATTATGTAGTTATTGCCTCCGACGAAAATGATAAGAAATATTTCTTGACCCCAGGAATTAATATCAAAATCGAGAGTGAAGGGTCAGAACCGGCTCCAGGCGGTGAGGAACAACCTCCTACAGTAGGACAAGATGGTCAAGAAGGGCCTCCTGGCTCGACACAACCACCAGCTCAAGATACCGGCGCACAAGAATTACCAAATGCGCCACAACCTACTGGTGGAGAACCTGCTCCGGAACCACAAGGAGTTCAACCCGACGCAACGGCGCAACCGCCAGCCGCACCGACCGTTCCTAATCAAGAAGTTCCTGAGAAACCTTCGGCGCCGCCACAAGCGAAACCGAACGTAGCGCCGGAAGTAGACCCTAAAAAGAAAAAGAAGCTTCCACCGGTCGCAGAGTGGATTCAAGAAGATTTAAGTAAGTTCCTATTGGAATTTATGTCCGACGAAGTAAAAAATAGTCGTGGAAATGTTAATTTTGTTAATTACATACAAGAGACATCGAAGATGCTAGCTGAGGGAGTAGATGCTACCAAAGTAAAAGTTAAATTATTGATTCCTGAGAGTCACATGGTAAATGTCGATAATAGAGACATTAAATTAGCCGCCATAAATGCCATGAGACAGAGAACGTATAGCGGTCAATATTCTAAAGGTTCCATTGAAGTAAACAAGACCGGTAGATATTATCTATTGGAATATGTAAAAGAAATAGGATGGAATAAATAATATGAACCAAAAACAACTATTAGTAGATTGTATAACATTTGAATTCGTCAAGGATAACCTCTTTGAAGAGGCAGTCCGTGACCAAAATAGACGTTTAATTGTCAAAGGCATTCTACAACGTGCGAAAGTTAAAAATCAAAATGGTAGAGTATATCCAAAAGACACTCTCTTCCGTGAGTCTAAAAAATATGAAGAAAATTTCATAAAAGAACGACGTGCGTTAGGTGAGTTAGACCATCCAGAATCATCCGTGGTAAACTTACAAAACGTATCTCATAACGTAGTTGAGATGCATTGGGAAGGTGACGATTTGATTGGAACTGTGGAAGTTCTTCCTACCCCAAATGGAAATATTTTAAAAGAACTATTCAAGGCTAATATTAGACTTGGTATTTCAAGTCGTGGACTTGGAACGGTGAACAAGAGTATGAATGAAGAAGCCGACATCGTTCAAGATGATTTTGAATTAATAGCATTCGACTTCGTTTCAAATCCTAGTACAAGAGGAGCATTCATGTTTCCTTCTGGAAATCTCCAAGAAGGCGTAAATCGAAATGTCGTACAGAACCCAATAAATCATAAATGGGAACGTGTAGAAGACATCGTAAGAGATATTCTAACTGAAATCGGTTGATTCATATATGAAATTGTCACATCTAAAATTATTAATTAAGAAAATCATCAATGAATCTGTTAAGATTCAGAAGAAACTTAATGAGAACATTTCACCAAAAACCCAAGAAAAAATTGGAAATTTGTTGAGAGAACTTGGTAGTAGAGGCGCCGCATACAAACTCGTAAACATCATAGTAACGAATAAACTTGGTATTGGATTGGAAGATTTGCCTGATACTGCTACTTTGGCTCATGGATGCGATGAAATCGAAGAGGCATTGAAAATCGGAGATTTTGAAAATGCTTTGAAACTTGCGGCTACTACAGCTAAGAATTTAGTTGATGAAGAAGGCGGCGAAGGTTTGATGGAAGGCGATGAAGCAGATGCTGCATGTGATATGGATGCCGATGATGAAGCTGACCATTATCACAAACATTATGGTTCTACACCGAACCAGAAATCAAAACAGAAATCGACCAAATTTTTTGGTAAAACCCCAAAACCAAAACAAACCGATGTAAGGGATATGGATTGGTCTAGAATAAAACAGGGAATCGATAGAGGTACTTTAAAGGAAACTGATGGGAATGTATCAAATCCAATCGACGGACAATCCAACAACGTCGCCGCTGGAAAGGTGAACAAGATTCTATCTGACTTATCGAAGGGTATGTTTTCGGACAATAGTTGGGAAGCTATAAATAGAATTTTTGAAAAATTACGTTCTACTGGATTAGATGTTACTATATTGAACGCCAAATACGGAGGACACGCAGATACATCGAACGGAATGCCTAAATATAAAGAATGGCAAATCTCCATACCATTTACTAATAAAGTAGGAAAACCTATGGAATTAGTCGGTCAGATTACCGCTCATGGAGCGGGTTCTATAGAACAACCACTGGACAGATACGATATAACCGCTTACGTTTCAGCTATACCTAAAAGAAAATAATATGAAGAAATTATTCGAAAATGTTAACGGCAACCAATTCAAATTAGTAAAAGAATCGGATTGGAAGACCACACAAGAACATAATGGAAACATTAATACCAGCCGCAGAATGTTGAAAGCTCAGGCTGAATATATCAACGCCGCCGCAAAATCGCCTAACGCGGATGACGAAGTGAAGACGGTTTCTACGCAAGCGTTAACTGATATAAAGACGATGGATTCTATAATTACTAAAGGATATCTAAGTAGTGGGTATCAATACGATGATAATGACTCAAGAAATCAGGCAGATTTACATGGTGATAGAATGCAAGATGAAAATCCAGCCAGAACAGGTTCTTCAAAAGAAGACCAAATCGAAGCTGAGATTAGAAATGCTATAAGCCGTAGACATTTAGATGACCACATGAAACGATACTCCCAGTTTTTCTCAAGAGAATTGGCAAATGTATTGTGGCCTAATCAAGGCGACCAATTCCACGACCAGTCAATGGATGAATATTTGAGTGATGTGGCATATCATGAACATGATACTCAAGGCGATGACGACCACAGAGACTAAATAATATAAAAACTTGAAAATCGTTCATATCAGTGATATAATTCGCTGTTATGAACGATTTTTTATTATCTTACGATACGGTTACATTATTTCCAAATCTCTCTTCTTTACCAAGTAGGAGTAATGGTGATACCACAACTACATTATGTGGATATAAATTTAAGATGCCTGTGGTTCCGGCTAACATGCAAGATGTCATAAGCCCTTCAATCGCTAAGTTTTTATCCGAGAATGGTTATTTTTATATCTATCACAGATTCGGTAAATCCTATCATGAAGAATTGGGATTAAACACACTCGATTTTGTTAAGAACGCAAATACAGAAAACTGGAAATTGATTAGCATATCGACCGGCGTTAATGATGAGTCGATTAAAGAATTGACTACCATTAAAGAACGAGGGTGGAGAGTTGATTTCATTACGATTGATGTTGCCCATGCCCACCATGAAAATGTCAAGCCAATTATCTATTATATTAAATCAAATTTTCCAAATACGAAATTGATAGCCGGCAATGTAGCTACCACTGATGGAGTTTTTCATTTAGTAAAGTTGAGAGTAAATGCTATAAAAGTAGGAATTGGAGGTGGTTCAATATGTACTACACGTTATATGACCGGATTCCACATTCCAACCCTGCAGTCTATTAAATATGCCTTCGATACGGTCGGAGATTCTATACCAATCATAGCGGATGGTGGGGCAAAACACTATGGCGACGTCGCCAAAGCCCTCACATTCGGCGCCACGATGGTTATGAGTGGTGGTTGGTTCGCGTCTTGTATCGATTCTCCGGCTAAAATAATCGATGGTATGAAAGTTTATCGTGGGTCGACCTCTTACGAACTCAAAGGACATAAGAAAAATATAGAAGGCCGGGCAGTCGAATTAGTCGAAGGCATAACATGTGAACAGAGACTTGAGGAAATCAAAGATTCCTTACAATCCGCAATTTCCTATGCCGGCGGAACTGACCTAACATCCTTCAAATCAGTGGAATGGGGTAGAATTTTACCTTTTCATTGACATTAATCGGATATTGTAGTATAGTGGTAGTGTAATAAACAAATATAAAAATATGAAAATTGATATTGAAAAAATTGAAACCGCAATGAGTGAGAATGGTATTGATGAAGAAGTGATTGCCGCTGTAATCACTCAATTAAAATCAGAGATGGCTGAGGAAGAACTTCAACCGGAAGTTGAGGAAGAATCCCCTACCAACGAAGATTTAACTGATAATTCTGAGGATTTGCCTAAGGTCAAATATGAATACGTCATCGTTTTGAATGACAAGGAAGGATATTTGAAAGACAAGGAAATTGCCGGATGGGTTGTCCAACAAGAAGAAAATGCCGATGCAGGTCTGATTGTTTCGAGGATTTCCGACGCGGTTAAAGACCAAAACGCTGGTGCTAAGAGAAAGAAGCATTCAATGACAAATTTGACAGAAGCGTTTGAATCATTGAAATCTAAATGGTTAACTCCAAAAAAACTGAAAATAAAAACGAAGGATTTGACCCGTTGTATTATCAGCGATGGAAAATTACATTAAAATTATGTTTATTAAATTACATTTTAAAAAATTTGAAACTCCAACCCAAAAATGGGCAGATATCAGCATAAATGTTAATGAAATAAAATATTATTGGCAATATGCCGATGAGATGTCTTGTGTTATTTTGTTCAAAGATAATAGTCAATTGAAAGTTAAAGAAACATTCGACGAAATTGAAAAGAAATTGAACGATTGTAAAGTATGAAAAAGACGGACAGACTTCGTAAAGAAGCAGAATTAACCTTGTCTAAGATAAGAAGTATTACTAGACATATAAGAAATGTCGAAGATAATTGTCTTATTTTAGGCGAGAAGTTAATTTTGCAGGGTAGAACCGACCTCGGTAAACAACTCATCGCAAATGGATTTATTCACGATGCTAGTAAGTTTACAGGGATTGAATTCGAATATCTGTCTTTGTACAATCCAACCGAAGAGAGTAATAAATTAAAATTGAAGTTGGCGATTCATCACCATAATACTACCAATTTACATCACCCGGAATCATGGAACGGTGGAATTAAAGAAATGCCGTCAGTATATTTGGCCGAATTTTGTTGTGACGTAAAGGCTCGTTCAGAAGAGTTTGGTACGGATTTGAGAACGTGGATAAATGACTACGCCACAAAAAAGTTTGGATTTAATGATTCCGATGACGTTTATAAAGAGATAATGATGTTTGTAAATCTTTTATGTGAGAAACCGTTTGAACAAATTAAATGATGACGAACGCTTGACATTTATAAAATCTCCTATAGAATCTTACTATTATGAAATGGCTAGTCCCAAATACAATTTATGTGACCTTACACGGTTCACAGGCTTACGGTTTGAACAATGAACTGTCTGACGTGGATGTTAAGGGCATCGTCATCCCCCCAAGGGACGTCGAGAACAACCTTTTTCACAAATTTGAACAGGCGATTGATAACAAGGAACTTGAGACATCTTTAGAATATTTAAAGAATCCCAAGAATCCGAAGTTTGAGTCTTCTCTTTATTCTTTGAAGAAGTTCATGGTCTTGGCGGCCAACGTCAATCCAAACATCATCGAAGTATTATGGACGGACCCAGCCGACCATTTCGTGTTCAAGAGTCCTATGGAAGCTTTGATGGAAAATAGAGATTTATTTCTATCTTCTAAGGCAAAGTTTACATTTTCAGGATACGCATGGGCACAATTACATAAAATAGAAAGACATAGAAAATGGATTGTGAAGGGAGAATTACAAGAACCAAAACGAGAAGATTTTGGTCTTCCTCCTCATACACCACCACAAATACAAGAAGCGTTTGGATTAATAAAATCAGAAGTTGAACGTTGGAATTTAACTCAATATCCGTTAGATGAAATGCAACGGGACGATTTAAAATCTACAATATGGGAACTAATATACACTCTTTCAAATCTTGAAATAAATGAAGGCAATTGGCCATCTATTTATGGAGATGGAGTTGTTGAACGATTGGCAACTGAATACAATTTAAAAGATGAAGTAGTAGATATAATTAATCGTGAACGGCAATTTAAAAAAGAAACTGAATCATATAAATCTTGGCTTAACTGGAAAAAGAACCGTAATCCAGCCAGACACGAACTTGAAGTCAAGTATCAATACGATTGCAAACACGGTTCTCACTTAGTCCGTCTGCTTAGAATGGGATTAGAAATTTTGAATGACCATAAAGTTATTGTAAAAAGGCCCGATGCGGAAGAGATTCTTCATATTAAAAATGGAGGATGGTCATATGATAAATTGATGGAATATGCAACCGAATTTCAATCTAAATTAGACACCGCATACAAAACAACTACGTTACCAAAATCTGTAGATTATGAGAAAATTAACGAACTATATCATAGTTTGTATGAGAATTATCACAAATAATATGAACAAATTTATTTCAGAAAAATTCCAATCATCGAAAGAAATTCATGAAGAAATAAAATCCATTAAACGGGCAGCCAAAAAGATTTTAAAGTCTAAGAAGAAATGTAAAGAATTTATTAATAAAATTCATAAAACATTTTGACGTTTTATATTTTGACGCCATATTTATATGGTATGAAAGATATGACATTATGGGAAGAAAGAAACTCCACAGAACCGAAGACGAAATCAGAGAACAGACCAACATTCGTTCAAAACGTTGGTATCAACGAAACAAAAAACGAATTTGTAAAGAAAACATGCGAAAATACTGGGAACAAAAAGATTTGGAAAAGAAATTGTCCTAAATGTGGAACCGAACATCAATATTCTACAAAACGTTCTTATGATAAATCCACAAAACTTAATTCCGTTTGTAAAAAGTGTTATACTAAAGTTTTGGGTCTTAAAGCCCATTTGAGAAAAAATAATGGTCCGTATATTAAAAACTGTCCTAAATGCGGTAAAATTCAAGAATATTCTTCTTTAAAATATTTGACTGATTGTTTAAGAAATAAAACTATTTGTGGAAGTTGTGTTGCTAAAAATAGAACATTTTCAGATGAAACAAGAAAAAAATTAAGCGAATCTGGAAAAACAAAAATCTTCTCAGAAACGCATAGATTAAATTTATCCAAAAGTCAGTTAGGAGTTAAAAGTTGTCATTATGGAAAGAAACTTTCAGAAGAACATAAAAGAAAAATAAGAATTTCTTTATTAGAAAGACTTAAACGATTGGGTATAGGAACAAAAGTTGATGAAGGCTCAAGAGAATGGTTTGAAAAATATAATAAAGAACACAATACAAATTATAAACCCCGTAGATTTTTAAATGTTGGTTATGACGCCGATGGATATGATGAAAATTTGCATTCGTGGATTGAATATGACAGTTTGTATCACAAATATCACTCACAACAAAAAGAAGACTTAATAAGACAAAATAATATTATAAAATATTATGAATCTATTGGAAATCCATTAAAAGAATTTTTAAGATTTATAGTTTGGACGGGAGAATTAAAACGTATTATATAAAATGACTAATAAAGAGTTAATAACTAATTGGAGAAATTTGGGAATTAAATTTAAATCGTCCGAAGAAATAAAAAGTTTAAACGAATTATTTTTGATATGTGTCGGAGAAAGTGAAATTGATGTTGGTGGAAAGAAAGAATTGGTCGTGGCCTTTTTTCAAGGTTATGACGATAAAGGAAGTCCTGCGGTCTTCTTTACATCCGACGACAAAGATAGATGTTGGACATTCGCCCATTTGAATGGCATTCACATCAAGAGTAATATCGGTTCCTTCATAACAGAAATGCCAGAACGGAATAAGAAGCGAAATAAAAAGAAAACAAAGAACACCTTATAAATGTTAACAGCTACAAATATATCCTGTGTGGAAGCAGAAACAATACATACACTTCCTAATAATACGGTTCTTATTTCCATAAATAATGAACACGAAGAATTGCATAGATTAAATCTTGATAGAAATAATACCAAGGATATTTTAACCTTACAATTCTCAGATATCACCGCTAAACAATTTGATAGTTACGATGGAAGAGCCTATAATCCGTTATCAGTTGAATTGGCTTTAAAAATTCTAAATTTCATAAATATCAATAAGGATAAAAATTTTATAATCCATTGTTCTGCTGGTATAAGTCGTAGTTCGGCTGTGGCTTTGTACATCCATATATTTCATGGACATGAATTGAAATCCGAATTTTGGAATCTCTGTTATCCTAATAGTTACGTCATTGGGCAATTAGTAGTCGTCAAAAATAAATACAAGTGAGAAATAAAAAAAGGAAGTTGCCAGTGGTAGACGATGATGTATAATAACGTCATGCAAACATTTTTACCATTCGCCAGTTTCGTTCAATCTCTAAAAGTCCTCGACGGGTCACGACTGCGTAAACAACAAACCGAAGCAGAACAAATCCTAAAAGTCCTCAATAATCCGACGGCAAAAGGTTGGGCAAACCACCCAGCGGTATTACAGTGGAAAGGTTATGAAAAGGCATTGGAACTTTACATCTACTGTAGTTCGGAGGAATGTAAAATCCGTGGATTCAAAGGTAGGGCAACCACATATCCTGCGCTTCTCGTTTTGCCGTCTTGGCTTGGTAAGGAAGAAATTCATTCGAGTCATCGTTCTAGACTTTTATTTAAAGGCCGTGTTGACGCCGCTGCAATAACCTTAAAGTCCCATCTTAAAGTCAGAAGTATAAATACGTGGTTAGTTGAAAATGGATTTCCGGTTAAAAATGTATTCAAATCAGAAGACATACTTCGATTGGAATGTATTATAAAATCCGAGGGGTTGGAACTTCAAAAAAATTATTATGCCCAATTCAATTGGTCTGAACCTGATAATATTCCTTATGTTTGGCCTGTGAAAAAAGAAAACGGCCAGTAATTAAACTGACCGTTCTCCCCATTCCGAACAAATTGTAATATTAGAATCCTTCTTCCTCTTCACGTGCGACTTCACCGACTACAGGAGCCGGAGATGATTTCTGTTGAGGATTTATAGCTGATGCGATTTCTTCTAAAGAAGATATTTCAAAATAACGTTCCATCTTTCTTCCCATATCCTCATAGAGAGCATTCAATTGTTGGAGTCCGCCGTAACATTCTCTTGATAGTTTTGAAAAGTCTTTTGTGATTTTCTTTACGTCACCGAAATCTCTCTTGACGGTTTCGGCTTGGAAGTAATCGCCGGATTCTGTCATAGCATACGATTCTGCCATCTGACCAATCTCAGCCAATGTCTTTGACATTTCCATAAGAGCGGTTTCACATCGTAATACTTTACCATATTCATTGAATTTACGAACTTTCTCCATCAACTCTTTTTTCTGTTGTGGTGATAGCTTCTGTTGGTCGTTGCCAAATTTCGCTCCCCCGTCAGCAGGAATCTTTCCAAGATTTTCAACTATTTGTTTAAGACTAAATTGCTTGACTTCTAAATTTTCAAATTTGTTCATATGGTTATAAATATGGTTGAATTTATGAAATACTCTTAAATTGTTTGTCTTCTGAATTGTATCTCCAGAACTTCTTTGGTTTAAGAATTTCAATGATTTTTTGTTGTCTTACTAAATCTTTTTCTATTTGACCCAATCTTTTATGGTATTTTGTATCGTATTCTATTACAATTTGATGAATTGGGTCATATCCATCAATATAGAATAAATCTAAATCAGTATGAACTTGATAATTTGGAATAAAATTGAATCCCAATCTATTCCATTTTTCTAAAAATTCTAATTGCCCTTTATCTGTTTTACGACCTAAATATTTTGTTTCGGCCATCGCAATTAGATGTCTCTTTCTAATTTCTGGTTTATTTAATGCCAATTTTGTCATTTTGGAAGTTTTCTTTCTTACTTCTGGATTAAGATATCTTTCTTTTTGGATATTTGAATTTTTTATATTTTGCTCGATAGAATGTCTTTTTCCATACATATGATTTTTTTCTCCAAGTTGCGAATTAGACATTTTCTTCTTAGTAATATCCGAATGTTTTCTTCCAAGAAACCCAAATCCATTTGACGGAATTCTATTTGTAGATATTATTCTATTTGCACAACTACAACACATAGAATTAATTTTATTAGCATTAATACAAGAACGTTCTATCTTATAGAATAACTCTTTTCCACATTTAGGACAGTTTCTTTTATATTGTTTATTTTCTGTCTTCATACGGAGTATTATCAAATTGTTGTTTATAATTCATAAAAAACTCTTCTACATCTTTGAATTTTGGGAGTGTAGTTTTTTCATTTTTTACCTTATCATCAACTATAAATCCCATACCTTTTTTATAACTTAATTTTATTTCTGGTTTTTTTAAAGAATAATGATAAATTCCATCATTTTTAAATCCCATATCCTCCAAATACATTGCGTGTTGCGCCGACCAATTATCGACAGGCACCAATCCTTCTTCATTTTCTTGACGAATTGTATTTAGTAATTCCATTAGTTTTATCATAATTTTTCTTTCAAAATATTTGAGTCATTGCTAAATTCGCCGGTATTACCTATTGCCGATTTAACTTGTTCTGGTTCAAATGCTACCCACGATGTATTATTTTCTAATTCTGACCTTTCGTATATTTTTAATCCATCATATCCTAAATCTTTAAACATAGAAATCCACATTTCAGGGTCATTTCCTTCATCTTTATCAAACAATAACCACATCTTAGAACTCCATTTATCTCCTAATATTCGGGCGAGTCGGTATCCGTTATATTTATCTTCTTTATTATTAAACCATTCTTTATGTTCATTTCCCCAATCTTCTACAGTATTAAATAATGCGTCGGTATAATACATTTTAGTGGTATCTAATGGAGATTCTATTTTCATAAATAATGGCATAATAGAATGACCAAAATCACGTTCGTTTTCATAATCACCAGCAGTGACGAATTCGTGGGCTAATTGGGAGTCTTCTGCGGCAAAAATACCATGTCTTTCTACTTCATAATTTCCTAATATTGTAGAACCAAACCCTATTCTTTTTTTTGAAAAATTTTTTGGTGGAGATTTGGTTCCATGAAAAACAATCATGGGATTTCCTTGCGTATCAACCACTTTACTATAACCAAACCATTTTTTAAAATTTGAATTATTAATAATATTAAGATATCCTTTAGATTTTTCTTGACTCTCCATTATTAAATCCATCAATTTAATCATATTATAAATCCAATTTCTTTAGGAATGCAATCAAAATCGAGGCTCCTTTGATATCATCTTTAAATAGAATTGATTTTGTGACAGTGATATCATCCTTCTCAACTTCGGCCTTAGCCGGCTCTTCTGATGGAGGGGTGGGTGAGCCAGGAGGCAACTGTCCTTGGGGTTCTTCACTTGGGCCGCCGGCATCCATACCACTGGCAACCGGCGTCTGTTTATCGACATCTCCAGATTCTCCACCTGGGGTCGGACGTTCTTGTTTTTGAAAAGCGGTATAAGAAAATTGTCCACTATCTTTCATTTTCTTAATTACGGTCGTATGACTAATACCGAAGGAATCAGTAGTCTTATACCAAAGTTCGGTTCTAGCAGTCGTAGTTGGTTGTTTTTCTTTAAAATTTCCTATCGTTTCTAATTCTTTTGGTGTAAACGGTTGACCGATATATGGTTTTATATAAGTTGCCCACTCATCTTTTTTATGAAATGTATCTGCCACTGGGTCTATAGATGAATCTCCTTCATCTCCCTCATTTAGATAAGTCGGCTCTGCGATATCCTTTAAAACCGATAGGATTGCCTTCTTGGTTTTAAATTCCGATTCACATTTAATGAAATCGTCGATATCCTTCTCACTCATTGAATTTGCCACCTTTCTTAGATTAGCAGGAGCGTTAGGATTGTGTTTGGCACCTTTAACGGCTTGAAAAAATCTACGTTGTTTTTGACTGATGGACGGCATGACAAATCTCCTTTATTTTAGTTTTTACCACTTCAAAATTTTTATTAATTTCACTTCCTTTAAATCGCAATATTTTATAATTATTTTCTAATAATTTTTTATCTACTTCTATATCACGTTTTATTGCGTGGGGTAAACTATGCCAATAGTCACCGTCCGCAAATATAACTATGTTCGGATAAACCAAAAAGTCGGCATTTACTATATCTTTTATTAAAGGTTGGAATTGAAACGAAACATTTTCTTGTTCTAAAAATTTTTTAAGTTTTAATTCTATATCAGTATTTTTAAATTTTTGTTTTGATATTGAATCTATAGCTCTACAAGAACAACTACAATATCTTCTATTTTTCTTCGGTTTATCCAATATATCAATTCCACAAATTATGCATTGTGTTTTAATATCATCTACTTTATAATATTGATAATAACATTTTTTAGAACAACACTTTCCATATCCTTTATTATGTCTAGCTAATTGAACGTTAAATTCTTTATTGCAAATTAAACAGTTATGAATTTTGTAAGTGGGGATATAATTTGGATGAATTCCTTTCTTTTTATTAGCTTCTGCAGTTTGTCCTGCTCTTATAAATCGTTCTAAAAATGTAGGGTCGGATTTAATTCTTTGTTTTGCGTAATACTGTGCATTGCAATTGCGTGAACAAAATTTCTTTTTAAGAACATCTCTATTATTTCTAAGAAAAACTATACTGTTACAATTTTTGCAATATTTTTTTACTTCACTATAATGCATAATATTAAACTTCTTTTACACAATTTCCACTTGGAACTACCGCAGATATACTACCTGGGTCTTCTGACACATTTCTATAATAAAATCCTCTTTTTGCATTTCCTCGTTTTAATGATGCTTTCATATAACCATTTGCCGGCCCATCATTATAAAACGAAGTATTTGTATTAGTCATTGGACAAATAATTTTATACTTCTTTATTGCCGGTTTCATTGTTAATGTAATAAAAGAAGACCATCTACGAATCATTGGTAAAGTAGGATAAAAATCTTCATTAGGAACATCACAATTAAATCCAGTCGCAAATATTCCTCTTTGTTTTAATGTATTTTTACCACAAAGTAAAGTTTTTCCATATTCTCTTGTCCCATCCCATTCTCCTTCCACAGGAATTCCGATAGTAGCCTCTAACGCTTCTTTTGCCGCCGAGGCAGTTCCTAAATGAAGACCTGTTTTCCCTCCCCTCAAATCTACTGACGCAGACCCATGAAACCACACCGAATTATCATAGGTTATTTCAGATATTAAATCTTTGAGTTTTATCATACATCAATAAATATCAACAATTTTTATATGTTTACAATATTTGATTATATATATCAATTAGAAATGCGACAATCTTTTGCCGCCAAAGACCATTCTGGTCAATTCAAATATTATTGGACTTCTAATAAGTTCAGAACACAAAATAAAAATTATGATTAATAGTGAACTATTGAAAGAAGCAATTGCAGACGCAAAGGCAGTAAGGGCAACTTCCCTCGCCAACGCTAAAGCAGCTCTTGAAGAAGCCTTCGCCCCTCGTTTTGAAGCAATGTTTGCCGATAAACTAAAAGAGGAAGCCGAAGAGAATGAAGAAGGTATGATGCAGGAAGTCGAAGCCCCAAATCAAGTCTCCGGAAAAGGTGGAGAAGCTAAGGGACCGTCGACCAAAGCAGTATCTAAAGGCAATCCTAAGACACCAAAAGGTGGAGCAGGTGACACAGATTTTAAAGCAGTCCAAGCAGGACTAGGCCCGAATGGAGTTCCTAAACTCGGTAAGAAAGTCAATGAGACTGCCGAAGAAGAAGAAGAATCCAAATTGGACGAAGCAGGATTAACTTCCGAAGATTTAGACGAAATTATCCAGGAATTGGAAAATGAAGTCGGAAATGAAGAAGAAGGACAACCACAACAACCGGCTCCTGAAGCAGATTTTGCCGGAAGAGAAGGTGGAGAACAAGTTCCAGCTCCGACAGACGGAGACGAATTCGGTGGACAAGAAACCGATATCAACGCAGACCCAGCCGCAGGCGGAGAAGTCAATATTGACCTCGGCCCAGAAGTCGGTCAAGAAGTTGGTGGAGAAGAAGGCGCAGAAGGCGGCGAAGCTCAACCAGGCATGAATGCTGGTGGAATGCCAGGAGAAGAAATGGGACAACAACCAGCTCCAGCAGCCCCAACGACTCCAGAAGAAGATGAAAACATCAATCTCGAAGAATTACTCGCTGCTCTTAATGAAGAAGCAGATGAAGAAGACGAAGGAAAAGTATCGGAAGGTAAACTTCCGCCTTGGTTGAAAAAGGGTGGTAAGAAAGAAAAAGAAGAAGAAGACGAATCTGAAGAAGATATGGATGAATCAGTCAAAACCGGATATTCTGCAGGCGACAAGAGTGGTACGCACAAATCCGGCGGAGTCAAAGGATATCCAGCTGCTCCACAAGATGCTTCTAAGAATCAACTCAAAGGAAAGAACCATAACATCAGTGGTAATGGTAACATTGGAACAGGCGCCGTCGGCGGCAAACCGGTATCCGAAGTTATTCAATATAAGGTTGCCCTCAAGGAATCTTACAAAACCATTGAATTCCTCCGTGGACAAATTAATGAAGTCAACCTATTGAATGCTAAATTGCTCTATACGAACAAGCTATTTAAAGAATTCGCAGGTGTTTTGGACGACCCATATCGTATGAAAATCGTCGAATCATTTGACTTAACCAAGAATGTTCGTGAAGTTAAACTGGCCTACGCCCTGTTGGCGGAGTCTCTTAATTTCGGTACACAAGTAACAAGAGCTCGTGGAACTCAGGCCGCAAGACCTGTAGCAACAAGAACTTCTGTGAAACAGATTACCGAAGGATTCGCATCAAAGCCGGTATCATCTACGAAACCAAATCAGTTAATCACTGAAGGTGGAGAGATGGCTCTAAGATTCAGAAAACTCGCTGGAATCAAGGATGCGCCGAAAAATGCTTCTAACAAGAAGTAATATTAGTGAGTAAATAAAAAATAAAAAAAGAAAAAAATAAAAGTATGGAAAACATTAAATCATTGTTAACAAATACTCTAAATCCTCAAGCCCGTTTGATGCAGGAAACCCGTGGTCTAGTGACCAAGTGGGATAAGACCGGCCTCCTTGAAGGTATTAAGAGTGATATCGAGAAATCCAACATGGCAGTTCTCTTGGAAAATCAGGCTAAACAGCTGATTGAAGAAGCTACCGCAACTGGAACTTCCGCAAACTCAGAACAATGGGCCGGCGTAGCGCTCCCATTAGTTCGTCGTGTATTCGCAGAATTTGCCGCGAAGGAATTCGTGTCAGTTCAACCTATGAATCTACCATCAGGTTTGGTATTCTACTTGGATTTCAAGTATGGTTCGGCAACCCGTGGTGAACCAGCAGACAAATCAGGTTCGTATTATCAATCATTATTCGGTGGAACGGGCGCTAAGCTCGGTTCAACGGACGCCCCAGTCGGCGGATTGTATGGCGCAGGACGATTCTCCTACACCATTAATAATAAGAACATTACCGCATCATTCACTGGTGTTACGGCCGTCGCAGAAGACGTTAATTGGTTAAACAATTATTATACACAAGTCGCACAGTCAGGCTCGATTCAATCGATGGTGAACAGCATTTCTGCTTCATTGGCAGCCGGACAGTTGATTGCTCTTACTAGTACAAACTTCTTAGCAAATTCAACAGCAGTTGGCAATCCTTATGACCCGACCGCAGTTCGTTCATTCGTTCCGTTCGCAGTGACGAGCTCAGCAGTAGCATTGGCAACCGTACAATATTTCCCATCCTTTACGAAGTTTAACGCTTCTACTGGTGAAGTAACGTTCGTGGTATCCGCCTCTGCTTCAACGACTGGTTCTTTGACGGCTGGTGTTATTTATAACGTCCAACCACAACCAAATAACCGTGGTGACTTCGAAGATGCTTCTAACAATTCCAACGTAAACTTTGGAAATAGCGGTTTCTACAGTCCATCAGGCAAATCCAACACCGATACCGGTCTTAACAAAGATATCGGTATTCCGGAAGTTAACTTGGAACTCAAGAGCGAACCAATCGTCGCTAAAACACGCAAATTGAAAGCAGTCTGGACTCCAGAACTCGCTCAAGATTTGAATGCTTATCACAGCATCGATGCAGAAGCTGAATTGACAGCCCTCCTATCTGAATACGTTTCTATGGAAATTGATTTGGAAATCTTGGACATGTTGATTACTACGGCGCCTTCTTACACAACTGAACGTTGGAGTGCGAAGTTGAACCGTGACATCGTTCCGAATGGTTCAGGTGGTTATGCCGCCGTTGACCAGACGACCGCAGGAACCGGTGGTTACTACACCAAGGCAACTTGGTATCAGACTCTTGGTAACAAGATTCAGAAGGTATCCAACAAGATTCATCAATTGACCCTCCGTGGTGGCGCCAACTTTATGGTTGTCTCCCCATCTGTGTCAACTATCTTGGAATCCATCCCAGGATTCGTCGTCAACACTGACGGTGACCAGGCCAAGTTCGCCATGGGCGTAAGCCGTGTTGGTAGCTTCGCAAGTCGCTTCCAGGTTTACAAGAACCCTTACATGACCGATAACGTCATTCTATTGGGCTTCCGTGGAAATAACTTCCTCGAAACCGGCGCAGTCTATGCTCCGTACATCCCGCTCGTTCAGACACCGTTGGTGTATGACCCAGTGAACTTCACGCCAAGACGTGGTGTTATGACCCGTTACGCAAAGAAGATAGTCCGCCCTGAGTTTTATGGCAAGGTACTTATTGCCGATTTGGATACGGTATAATCTAAGTCTAAACAACTTATAACAAAAAAGAGCCACAGAAATGTGGCTCTTTTCTTTTGCGTTTGTTTAACTAATGAAATTTTAAAATTTTCTTGACTTTTCCATAAAATTCTATATAATTATTCATATTATGAAAAGTGGGATATATAAAATTACAAATATAGTTAATAAAAAATTTTACATTGGGAGTTCGAAGGATATAGAACATAGATTGGAAGAACACAAAAAACATCTTTTTGGTGGGTATCATATTAATCCAAAACTTCAAAATGCGTGGAACAAATATGGTCACGATAAATTCCTATTTGAAATAATAGAAGAAACGGAATCAGACCAAAAAATTCTTTTTGAACGTGAAAATTACTATCTTTCAACATTAAAACCATATGAAAGAAACGTGGGATATAACATTTGCGATAAAGCTGAAGGTGGAGATAATATAACTTACAATCCAAATCGTGACCAATTTATAGAAAAAATGAAAATAATAAACTGCGGCGAAAGTAATGGAATGTTTGGTAAAAAACACAAAGATTCCACTATAAAAGAAATGAAACAAAAATCCATAGGCCGGTTCACTTTAGATTGGTTTATTACAAAATATGGGACAAAAGAAGGTTTAATTGAGTTCAAAAAACGTAATGAAGTGTTGAGAAATAGAAAAATCAACTATTCACATGATAACGGCATGACAGGTAAAAAGCGTGGTCCTATGAGCGATGAAATCAAACAAAGAATTTCAGAAAGAAAACATCATCTTAATGAAATTCGTAAAAACTTACATAAAGACATTTTATTGGATATATTTACAATACCACAATTAGAATCCAAATACGGAACTTCAAAAGCTACAATCCTAAGAGAACGAAGAAAACTGATGAAATGACCTAATCGGTGGATATTTATATCCATATGATTAAGTTGAAATCTCTTATATCCGAGCTCTATCCAAAAACTGCCAAATTCGGATTAGGTACAGTCGATTCCAATGGCGGAGTTCACTTTAAAGAATTTTCAAAAGATTATGTGATGACAATGACTCACGGCGCCGCTGGGTTGCCTATGTCAAGAAATAGATTTAGATACAATAATGGAAAAGTAGAATGGACGGATAGACCTACCGGAGAAATAAAATCAATAACATCGAACTACCTTACTAGAAAGGGATATAACGTAGAATGTAATAAAGGATACTGGGATAACGAGGATTATGATATTCCAGATAGACGTTATGATGATATTGATGAATCAGTCACCACCACCAAATTTGTACCACCAAAAGAAAAAGAAAACAGAGAAGGAAGATTCTGGTGGTTGAGTCCTGAAGGTAAGTTCTACGGGGTAACTCATGAATCTCATATAAATTGGGCAAGGAATTATTTAATTAATAGTTTACATATGTCACCCGAACAGATTGATAGATGGAAAGATGTTCAGAACAATTCACAAGGAGAGATAAATACCGACGAAATAAAGTCTTCTCCGTATTACATACTACTCGCTATGGGGTGGCTCAGAGTCGGATTATATGATGATTGGTTAGGTGATGGTGATAAAGAAACCATCATAGATTATGATTATAAAAGAGGAGAAAATCCACCGCCATTTATTTTGAAGAAGATAAAAGATTTGGCAATAGAAAAGGGTATTAAATGGATGAAACGTGATAGAGAAAGACGAGTCATTAAAATAGACGAAAATTCTTCATATGAGAATTAATACAATTTTAGCTTCCGGTATTATACTGATAATAATGTGTATCACTTGTTTTTCAGCTACAATGTCTGACGAATCATATATTAAAAAATTATTGGATGACATTCCGGTCGATGGCGGCATTATACTTCTACCAAATTCTACCATAAACATAACAAGTCCGATTATCATTTATAAGAGTAATATCGCTATAGTAGGTGATACCAACACTATATTCTTATTAAGTAGTAATGTAAATTGTCCTGTTATCGTAGTTGGTATACAGGGGTCGGAATGCGTGTCTAACGTCGTATTGATGAATATACAGATAGATGGTAATAGAACCAATCAATCAAAGGAACTTTGGAAACTATCACCACTCGGATATCCGATGTATAATAATGGAGTAATAATTCAAAATTCTAAAGATGTATTCATCAATGACGTGACGATTCATAATTGTATATCAGGTGGGTTAGTCACCACGTTCGGAGTCTTGAATTTAGTCGTCAGTAATTATGTAGCATTTAACAATCAATTTGATGGCATTGCATGTTATCAAACAACCAATTGTTTATTTCAAAATCTATTAATTTTCAATAATCTAGCAGCAGGAATATCATTGGATATGAATTTTACCACAAATATCTTTGATAATGTGTTGTTAATAAGTAATAATACCGGAATATTTATAAGGGATAGTAACGGTAATATATTCAGTAAAATAAGAATGATAGATAATAAAAGATTTGATATATTTATGGTTTCTATAGACAATCGAACAAACACAGGATGCTTATATAATATTTTCGATATAAAAGGAGATGGTATAATAAGAAACAATGATAGTTTGTGTGTTAGTAATATTTTTAAAAGAAAATTAGGAAAATGAATACGACTAAGTTAAAAGAAATATCATATGATACCGACGATGAATATTCATCCGACAGACCATATGGCGGTTGGTTAGACCCGAATTTAAAATTTCATGAAGTACGATATGAGGGACATCGTGGTTGGGCTCTTCATTTACTGAGTAAAATGAAAATTCCTGGGTATCTAAGTTTAGATGCACAGTCAGTTTTATATAAAATGGGATTCATCAGAGTGGTTTTTAGTGGAAATACGATGTATTATAGAAATACATCATGGAAAGAACCGTTACCAGAACCGACTCAACGACAGATGAAAGCATTAAAAGATTTGGCTACTGAACATGATTGTAAATTTTTAGAAGATTGTGAGACAGGAAAAACTATAACCGATTTTCTTCAAGAATCCATATTAACTGAACAGGTTGGTTTGAAATTTTGGTGGTTGGGCCCTCATATGAATTTACATCCAGTATCATTTGAACAACATAGATATTGGGCGGAAGAATATTTAAAGAAAATTGGACGTAAGGTAAATGTAGATTTATCTGACATTTATACTATGATGTATCGATTGGGATTTATCAGAGTCGTTAAACAAAAGTGGGGTAATGATACTACGTTAAATTATTCATATGAAAAGGGAACTTCTATTAATTCAAAGAAATTAAAGGCATTGAATGACTTAGCCATAGAACAACAGTGTGAATATTTAGTCGATGATACTACAGGACGAGAGACTCAATTATTGGAAGAAATTGTATTGAAATGTGGTATAAATGAAGAAATGTCATACGATGAGTTGTTAAGACTCACCACGCCGGAAAGGAAAGAAAAGTCGTCTAACGTGACGGTTCGTTCTTTACCTGTTAGTACCGATGGAAATCAAGAACAGTGGAATTTTAGATATAAATCCAGTCCACAGACTACAACTACCAATAAACCATTTAGAGGGTCAATCAAATTTTTAAAGGGGTCGGTTGGAAATAATGATGACGCATCTAAATTGAAGTGTGAAGTAGATTGTGAATGTGAAGATTTTATGTATAGATTTGCGTATAACGACGCATCTAAGGGAGCTAGTCACATCGGAACTGATAGTCTAAATGGGTGTCTTAATAGGAGGCCTAAACCCGCATATGACTATGGCGAAGGACTTTGTAAACATTTGGTGGCATTGGGTAAATTTTTAAAGACTAAAATTGCCTCAACTAAGAAAAGTAACCTATTTGAAGCGATAGGCGATGTGGCTAAACGAGGGGCATTTAATGTAACGTATTACGATTAAAGTGTAATACGTTTGTATTTATTATATGAATAACAGTTGCGCAATATGGGGTACCGAGAATTTATACTGGAAAGATGTAAATTTTTGGTGGTCCCGTTGTCCAATTCAACCGAATCCTGTGATTTTACAGCCGGTTGGTGTGGATGCATCACAACTCATTCAACCTTGGAATCCATATAAAACGGTTGAAGGTGATAAAAAGAAACGATTAATTAAATTAATTTGTAAAATAAAAGGTCAGACGTATGAAGAAGAAAAAGAGATAGGTACGATGAAGGTTTCTATTGATGATGTAAAAACGGCGGCAGGAGTTGATATAAATTTGGATGTAAAATTAAAGGAACAATGATGATATCAGGAATATATAATAAAGGATGGACACGATATGTATAAGATTTATGTTGACAAAAATGAGGATTTTGAATGTGAAATTTCTGTGAAGAATGCGACACTTAAAAACTCAATCGCACGAATTATAATAGAGTCGGAAGGTGTTAATTTTGTTTTCAATGGAAAAATCGACGGCCAAAAATGTGTGGTTCCAATTAAAAGATTAAAGGGGTTTCTTGACGAAAATACCACAGGTAAAATGCACTTGGAAGTGATTGTAGAAGATACCTACTTTAAACCGTGGGAATCAAATTTCATAGTAGAAGAACATACATCGGTAAAAGTTAGAGTAGATGAACAAAAATATTCTAATAATAAACCAATTGTAGAGGTAAAATCGGTTATGAAGTCTATAAAAGAAATCAAATCCACACCTACAAAAAAACTAAAATCTATTAATCCATTTGTTCCTAAGAAGGAAATTGCATCTATTTGTGAAAAGTTTGGTATTAGAAAATCAAATTTAAAGAAGAAACATAATGATGTAACTCAAATATTAAAAGAATACTTTAATTCAAACCCAGAATATAAAAATCACATGAGAGTTATTTTAAGTGGAATTGGGGATTTTCTTAGATAATTATGTGTTATAATAAAATATGCAATTTCCGTCACAAGATTTAACAAATCAGTACATATCCACTTCCTATCAGAACGTGGTACAGAATTACGTTTCTGGTAATACCGGATACTTCTTAGATGGATACGGGAATGTAATTTTAAGATTTCCAACATCATCTTTAAGTGGAAGTATCCTTACACAAGACCAAACCGCATCGGTTTCGGTTAGTTCTTCATATTCAAATATATCGTCGTTGGCATTAGTGGCCGATGTCGCGTTATTAGCTGATACTGCTTCTATTTCCGTGGAGTCGATATCTGCATCACATGCTCATTTTGCCGATACAGCATCTTATTCTTATACATCATCGTATGAAACAAATATAATCATAAGCAGTAGTCATTCGGATACTGCATCCTATGTTTTAAACGCCGTTAGTTCATCCACATCGTTAAGTTCAAGTGTTTCTACAGTATCGGGTGGTGGATTATATTATTTTCTTGTAGTTACTGGTTCAGGTAACCAACCAGATTATATTGATACCACCGATTTAGTTTATAATCAAGCGACGGGACAAACAATATTTACGTCAGTATCCGCTTCCAGTGTGACTGCATCGTTATCAGGAACCGCAAGTTTTGCAAAATCAAGTTCCAATGCTCAATCAGCATCCTTTATAACTGGTTCTAATGTTGTTGGAACAGTTTCCAGCGCATCCTATGTTAAGAATGCTGTGAGTGCATCCTATGTTTTAAACGCCGTTAGTTCATCTTGGTCAACTGTCCAATTACCCGATATAACAGATGTAGTTGGTACTGGTGTTGGTATCAATACTTCAACCCCAAGAGGTAAATTGGATTATAATAATACTACAATCTATACCATTGGTGACCCAACCACAATTTCACCATTATTATTCTTCAATTATGGTAGTGGGGCATATGGTGCCTATGGTAACTATTATCAATTCAACGTGTATGCTTATTGGGATTCTCCATCTGGCAGAGTATATTCAACTAACCCATTAGTATTCAGTGGATATGACGACAGTAGTACTAATGCATATTATATGACAGCAGGATGGTCACCCGTAGCAAATGCAAGTGGTTATCGAATTGTAGTTGGGGAAGATGACCAATATGGAGCATATGGTGATAACTATATTGATACTACACTTACTCATTTTTCCATTGGTCAAGTATCACTTGGATATGAAGATTATAGTAATCAATATTACAATTATCTTTCCCCAATGGTTATAACTCCAACCAGCATTACTGGCGGAAGTGAATTATATTTTGATACGAGTGATAATTTAACTATATTATCAAATCAAACTTGTAACATTTCAAATGGTATGGGTGCATATATGAAGTTTGACGATTATGGCAATGCTCAATTTAAAGCATCCAGTGGGGCACAGTTTACATTGGCAGGAACAGGAACAGGATTCATGGCAGATGCTTATGGGTCTTACATGTATTTGAGTAATGACGGTAATTTTAGTGTGGATTCATTCAGTGGGTTCAATGGAACAATGACGGTAAATAAAGATTTGAAAGTTAATGGTTATATAAGAATTGACCAGGCACTTGTATTGGCAAGCAAACTATCTATTGGTTATTACCAACCGGGTGATTATACATACTTTAATGGATATGATTATAACCTTAGTACACCTGTAGATTTATTATTCCAAGGTAAGAATATTAAGTTCAACGTAAATGAGTCAACGGAATTACTACACCTAGATGTAAATGGTAATATGGGTGTTAATAATTCAACACCAAGTCATACATTGGACGTGGTAGGAGATATTAATTTTACCACCAATTTATTAAAGAATGGTTCTGCTTATATTCCGACTAATGCTGTATCGGCATCCTATATTCTTGGAAGTAATGTTAGTGGAACAGTGGCAAGTTCGAGTTATGCTGCCACGGCAAGTTTCACTCCTAATATAAAATCAGGAATCATTGTCAATTCAAGTTTTGGCGGGTCTCCATTATCAGCGTCGGTTAGTGGATTGGGATACTTAAATACAAACTATAGTATATTTATACTTGGAGTTGATAGTCGTGCATGGTCATATGGTTCAAAAACATCAAGCAGTTTTGTGATTAATAGTAATTCATCAACCGCATTGACAGGAGAAACCTCGTGGACGACAATAAAGAATTAATTTATGATACTTTATACAGATACAGCATCAATCAGTAATTTAACCGCAACGGGGTCGTTGTATGGAACCGCATCATTTGCGGTGACCGCATCCTATTTAATGGGATATGTTCCATCAACATTAGTTTCCAGTTCAATAAGTTCGTCATGGGCATCCAGTTCATTGAGTTCCAGCGTATCTTTATTAAGTAATACCGCATCTTATGTCACTTCCAGTAACGTTGTTGGAACGGTCAATAGTGCATCATATTCTTTTAGTTCATCATATGCTCCGCTGATATTACCAAGTCAAATAAGCGTGAACGGAATTACTGCCTCATTTACGGGGTCACACACGGGAACTTTGATTGGAACAGCGTCGTGGAGTAACAATTCCACCAGCGCATCTTATGTTCCGAATTTATATCCAGTAACGACAGTTCCAAGTTCATCGTGGGCATCTTCAAGTATTTCATCAAGTTATGCGGCAGTTGCAGGCGCAATTAACTTTATTCCTAATTTGGCAAATACTGCAAGTTATGTGACTGCATCGAATGTTGTCGGCGCAATAAACAGTTCTTTGACGGCATCATACCTTAATAAAGGTGCCAATATTTATCTTTCTCAGTCGTATATAACGTCAGTTGTTGGTGCAACTTCACCGTCGTTTTCTGCTGCTACAATGTATTGGGATGATGATGCTAAGACATATGCAATTTATTCTGATATTTCTGGCAGTTCAACAAAAGTTGGTCAACAACAAACTCTGCGTTGTTATGCGGGTGAATACATTCCGGCAGGAAGTCCTGTATATGTCACTTCGTCTGTTGGATTTTCAATTCCAGTTATTAAACTGGCAATATCGGATTATTCCGCAGGGAGTGTAAAACCAAACGTGGTTGGTATTTCCAATACTATTATAAATAGTGGAAGTATTGGATTAGTTACGGGAAACGGTCAAGTTCGTGGATTGAATACTTTGGGATATACCAGCGGTCAGGCATTATATTTATCCAATACATCTTCCGGTTCATTTTCTACGGTAATACCGCCGCATCCATATGTCATAACGGAGGTTGGGTATGTGTTAGCAGTGGATGCTGCAAGTGGAAGTATTCAAGTAAGCACCACTAACATTGTACAGAATACTTATCCTTTCGTTGGTATGACAACGTTACCGACGATAACTACGGGGAGTGCGGGACAAGTTTATATTGGTGCGGCATATGCTAATTTGTCATTAAATTCGAGTGGTGTTGGACCCGTTCAAAATTATCAAATTCCATCAGCATCTTTCACGATTGATACATCCCCATTCAATACTCAGTATATTGCTGTCTCCTATAATAATGGAAATCCGATATATACGTTGGCGACGGATGACCAAGCGATAGATGAGATTCAAACTACGTTGGTATATACTTTAGTTTATAGAACTACGGCAGCAGCAGTATCAGTCATTGGTTGGGATACGCCGGGAAATTTATTACCGAACAAATTGTTGCATAGATTTGCTGACACGATGGGAATTTCACTGGCAGACGGTTTAATTTTAGGTGTTAGTAGTTCATTGTATGCTACAATAACTTCGGGAAGTGTGTGGGTGGGTTCACAGAATACTCAATTACCCGCCTGTAATTCCAATGTTAATAGATTTGTATTGGTGGCACATTCCGCAAGTGCGTGGTCACAGTCGATAGTTACGCAGATGACCAATACTCAATGTGACAATGGAACCAACGTGGTTGCTTTGGGTGGTGGACCAAATCATTGGACATCCAATTATATTTATCGTGGGGTTGGTAATTTGAATACGATGTTTGTTTTTTATGGTAGTGATTATGCCACATTATCGGCGGCACAAATAGCGTCACCGCCAGCGGTTCCATCGGAATTTTTGGATACCACTATATTAATTGGTAGAGTGATTTATCAAAAATCAACTGTTCCTGCTGTAGAAATAGATTCGGCATTCACTACAATGTTTGCGCCGTCTGGAATATCTAATCATAATGATTTGAATGGATTACAGGGTGGTGCCTCTGGTGAATACTATCATTTAACTTCGGCGTCATATGCGTCTATTGTTATAAATGGAACATCCAGTTATGCTACCACGGCAAGTTATGCTCCAAATTTATATCCGGTGACTACTGTAGCAAGTTCATCATGGGCAAGTTCGAGTATTTCATCCAGTTATGCTACTATAGCAAATGCATCAAATAGTAGTTCGGTATCATTAACAACTACCAATGCTGCTTATTATTTAGATTTATCCGCAGGAACATCAGGTAATCAACCAGTTTATGTTGCATCAGGATTAACCTACAATCCGTCAACTGGATTGTTAAATCCAGTATCCACCACGGAACAATTAAGACTCGGGTATAATACTTCAAATTATGTTCAGCATACTGTTAATAGTAATGGTGGTATAACATATAATTCTACGGGAAGTTTACCAAGTTATACCTTCAATGTTAATACTAATACCAGTAGTTTGTTTATAAGTGCCAGTGGTAAAGTAGGTATCGGAACTCAAATTCCCGTCAACAAATTAGACGTGGTTGGTAACATATCATGTTCGGTTATTACTGCTTCCATGTTTTACGGAACTGCATCATTTGCATCATATGCATCAGGAACCGATTTTGCAATCGCTGCCGGAAATACTTTATACACTGCATCCTATGCTAACAATGCTGGTAACATAACAAACGTGGTTGGTATACAATCTAATAATTATAATATATTGACTACGGATAGTATTATAATAATGAGCGGTTCGTCAGCATTATCTGTAAGTTTACCAGCATTAAGTTCCGGTAAACAATACACGGTAAAAAATGTTAGTCCATATAATTTAACTTTAACAAGTTCTGTATTAGTCGATAATACGTATACTTGGAACATAAACCAGTTCTCGTCAATGACCGTCATTGCAGGGACAACACAATATTACATAATTTAAAAAGGAACATACACCATGCCAATACAACCAACATCGGGGTCGTTAATAATACCACCAATAGAATCCAAAATAGCAGACGCCTATTGGATGACTAATTTAGACATTAATGCGCCAAGTTTAACGGATAAAGCGGAAATAATATCAACTTTGGTTCCATATAATTCAACAACCGGAGAAATGTTTCCTGACAATGCCGTTAAATTAATTATTGATGATGTATTAACCTTGGCAGAAACCGACCCAATTTTAGCAAATACTTGTGGTGTGATATTTGCAGAAATTCAACGACAGTCTCAGATGAAGGGATTAATTTAACTACTCAGTGGCAAGAAATCCCATTTGCTTTAGCGGGTGGGATGAATTGACACAATTTAGAAAATAAGTTGATGTTTTCTAAAAATCAATGATATATATTGTTGTGATAAGAGCATTCAAATATAAATTAACACCTACCAAAGAACAATCCGTTCTTTTAGAAAAACACTTTGGATGCACTCGTTTCATATGGAATTGGGCATTGAATAAGAAAATGGAAACTTATCAAACAACAAAAAAGAATGTTTCACGATACGAACTTCAAGCAGAACTTCCAAAAATGAAGAAAGGTGAACAACCTTGGTTAACAGAAGTAGGTTCACTTTCCATTCAATCCAAACTTGAAGATTTGGACAAAGCATACACTTCGTTCTTTAGACATAAAAATAAGTATCCTAATTTCAAATCCAAAAAGAATAGACAATGCTTTAGAGTTCCACAAAATACTAAGGTGGATTTTGAAAAGGGGAAAGTAATCATTCCAAAGTTTCTTGAAGGAATTAAATGTATTTACGATAGACAATTTGAGGGAATAATTTCTTCTTCGTATGTATCCAAAACAACCACTGGTAAATATTTCATCTCCATCTTGGTTGAAGATGGCAAAGAACTTCCAATCAAACCATTAGTAAAAGAAAAGACAACTATTGGAATTGATTTGGGATTGAAACATTTTGCTACTATATCCGATGGAACTAAAGTTGAAAATCCAAAACCATTAAAAAGATTTCTCAAGAAACTCAAAAAACAACAACGACAATTAAGTAAAAAAACAAAAGGAAGCAATAATAGAAATAAACAGCGAATTAAACTTGCTAAAATCCACGAAAAGATAACCAATTGTAGGAAGGATTTTCACCACAAATTAAGTCATAAGTTGACTCATGATAACCAAGTGAAGACAATTTGTATGGAAACACTTTCCACAAAGGATATGATGGAAAAATCTTATATGGCAAGACAGATTGCTGATGTAGGATGGAATTCATTCACAAATATTTTGAAATATAAATGTGATTGGTATGGGAAGAATTTCATCAAAATTGGAAGATATGAACCATCATCCAAGTTATGTTCGTGTGGATATGTAAATCATTCTCTGACTTTGAAAGATAGAGAATGGACTTGTCCATTGTGTAATATAACTCACGATAGGGACATTTTAGCAGCAAACAATATTAAATTTATAGGGTTGGAACAACCCGAATCTAAAGCCTCTGGACTGGAGAAATCTGGGACGAAGGAGGAGACCCATCTCCTTTAGGGGATGGGTAGTTCATTCATATGGTAACAACTTACAACACTGAAAGGATGAAGTAACACTGTGGCATTAATTATATATCCCAAAGGTCAGTTAGTATATTCGAGAGATTCATCTACGGGTGCGTATACCGAAATGTTAATTGGTGGTTCACCAAACACCATCCTATATTTGGATGCATCTGGAAGTCTATCATCAATCTCAGCATCAACATTGTTGATTACGGCAAGTTATGCCACCAGCGCAAGTTATATGTCGGGTTCAGTTACGGGGTTGGGTGGTGTAGCGACAATACAAACAATCTCAGCATCGGCATATGCAGCATTATCACCCCCAAATGCCAACACTTTATACATAGTGGTCTAAATTATGAGTTATAATGCGTTATATTATGGAAGCAATCCCGTCATAACGATGGTGTCTTCCAGTATTACCCAATCAGTTATTCCTTGGGTTCGTGACCCTAACTGGTTGGCATTACCAGTTCTTTCGGCATCCCAACAAGCATTTGTTGGTTTGATGGGTGTGTTGAATAGTGAAGGCAATTAC